GGTGATCTGACTTGCGCTATGCGTATGAGAGAGGGGTGTGCGGGCATCGGAGAGCCGGGAGTCGTTACCCTGGCAGGCCGTGAGTGCGGTGCTGCCGTACGTAACTAATAAGGCGTTTGAAACTGCCGATACGCTCAGGCCAACCATTGATGTGGCAGCGACAAGTTTTCCGGCGCTCGGTGTGCCAGCAATTCCCACCATTGCAACCGTCGCTGCGGTCCCTGCGCCAGAAGCGTTCGACAGGTCGCCGTTTGCCGACAGAAACCCGTGCGTGTGGCTCGTCGCGGCCTTGCCGTCGAGAGCTGTTTGCGTGGCCGTGCTGACGGGCTTCGAGGCGTCGCTTGTGTTATCGACGTTGCCGAGGCCGACCATGCTCTTGGTGACGCCCGAGACCGTGCCGGTGAACGTCGGGCTGGCGAGCGGGGCTTTCGCGGCGAGGCTGTTCGTCACGGTGGTCGAGAACGAGGCATCATTGCCCAGTGCCGCCGCGAGCTCGTTCAGCGTGTCGAGCGCAGCCGGGGCTGCGTTCACAACGTTCGCCACGGCGGTCGTGATGTCGCTGGTGCGGGCGATGTTCGAGGAGAGCCGAGCGTCGGGGAGCGTGCCCGACACCAGCGCCGAGGCGTCGGTCGTCGCGGTAGCGTTGCTGCCCGCTGGGCCGGTTGCGCCCGCCGGGCCTTGTGGTCCGGTGTCGCCTTGATCGCCTTTATCGCCCTTGGGTCCCGCGACTCCCGCAGGCCCCGCAACGCCCGCTGGCCCCTGGATTCCGGCGACGCCTTGGATTCCTTGAATGCCTTGCTCGCCGCGCTCTCCTTGCGGGCCGGTAGCCCCGACTGCGCCGGTGGCCCCGGCTGGGATCGTGAAATTCAGCACGGCCGCCGATGTCGTCCCGGCATTGACCACCGAGGCCGACGATCCCGGAGCGCCGGTCGTCACGGTGCCGACCTGCACCGATGCGGCCGCGCCTGCGGTTCCCGTAGGGCCGACGCCACCGGACACCGATACGTCGATCTGCGTCTCGCCGACGCTCGCCGTGATCTGCTGGTTCGTCACGTTTGCGTTGATCGGCACTAGAGCACCTCCACGAAGCCGGTGAGGGCCGTGCGTGTGGCGTTGTTCTCAGTCCACTTCATCTGCCACCCGTAGGTGCCACGGGCAAGGGCGGCGGTCTGCGTGTCGGTCAGCGAGACGTTGAACTGCCCCGCCGCAGCGTTGGCCGCCGCGACCGTGAACGCCTGCACTTCGGCACCGCTGACGAGGCTCGTCATCGCCGCCGTGACGGTGTACCCCGTCATCGTGAGCGGGTTGAAGTCGATAAGCACGCTAAAGTCGTCGGCTCGCTTGAGCGACAAACTGAGCGTGCCCGGCGTTTGATCGTAGGAGGCCATGCGTCACCTAGTTTTGCGGGGGCGTCTCGACGGCCCGCGCCGTCACCGTCTTTACACGATCCGTCAACTCTCGCTGCCCGTGGGCCAGTTCTTCCAGCGTCGCGGCCTGCTGCGTCTGCACGGACGAAATCTCTTTGAGCGTCTCGCTCGTCGTCTCTAGAAACTCCACATGCGACTTCACGACGGGCTCGACCAGCGACCCGTGCAGCGTGATCGCTGCCTCCCGTCCCAGCCAGATGATGACCGCGAGGAGAACCACCGGCACGCCGAACCGCTCGGCAATCCGCAACAGGGAATCCAGCACGCCTTGCTTGAGTTCCTCGCTCGTCATTTCGTCAACTCCGATTGCATTGTGACCAGCCACACCCGATTGCTTGCACGTTCCTGCCACCACTCCAACATGATCTTGATGATGACCGACACCATCAGTTGCAGGATGAAAGCCCAGAAGATGCCGTACTCCTGCGGCTCTTTGCCGCTCAGAACTTGGTGCATCCGCTTTACCGACCGCTCAATGCTGCCGCAGACTGCCGCGGTGGCGTCGTCGCTGGTGGCGTGGTTCAGGTTCATCGGCTCCCACGACTCGACCGTGAGCTGCACGAGATCGGCGAACACGCGGCGGCCGATGATGTGCTTGCCAAGCGGGGCGCGACGCCACACGTAGTCTTGGAGGTCGGTGAGTTTCACGGTTTGCACCTCCCGTCCGCACACGCCTTGCCAGTGCCTTTGCAGATCGGGCATTGCATCCGTATTGAATTGCCATCGCCGATGATCCCGGTTCCGGCACAGTTGGTGCATTTGCCTGCTGGGGCAGGGGGCTTCGGCGGCGAGGGGGCAATCTCGCCTTGGAGCTTCACCGCCATCCTCGCCGTCTCGCAGGCGAGGTCGGCCGTGATCGCCGCGTCGTCCGTGGGCTGCGAGCCGCAGCCGTTGGCGAACAACAGGAACGTGCCGGTGACGAGGGCCGCAGTTTTCACAAAACGCCTCCGGTCCAGTTCTCAATCGTCGTCCGCTGAAAGCCGGAGTATCCCGCGTAGGTGTAGGAGTCCTCGCCCTTCACCATCCTGTCAACAACGTCCGCGTCGGCCCAGAACGAGCAGACGCGAACGGGCTCGGGAATGTTCTCGGGGAAGTGTTTGCCCGTTGTGTTCGACGCGCCCCACGAATTGAGAATGAGCGCACCGGGTCGCTTGCCCCAGCGGATACCACCGATAAACATCGCGTGCGGCCAAGTCCCGCCGGGCTTGCAGAAGCCCTCCGAATCGCGGCTCATACTGAAGCCTTGCATCGAACAGACCACGCATCCGTACCCATTGGAGACGGCGCGGGCCACGTCCATGAACGACGTGACGAGCGTGGTCTCTGAGCAGCGGCGTTCCTTGGCGAACGGCTCCAGCGTGTCGGGCAATCCGTTCCTGCCCCAATCCCGTTCACGCTGCGACGAGTGGGCCTCGAAGATCGTGCCGCCGTAATCGACGCCATAGTGGAGGCAGCCGAAGTCTCTGATCGCCTTCGCCGCGTGGAATCCGGTGCTGCCGTCGCCGCCTGGGTTCGACGTGCGGCCCCTCGCCTCGACCCGACTCAGGCCGTACAGGCTGCCCTCAATCGTGCGGCCCGCCCACACCTCAGGCTCTTTGCGGTACACGATGTCGGCGGCAGCGAGAACGTCCACGCAAAGAGCTGCGGCCCAGCCGACGCACGAACCCACCGAACCCTGCGAGCCGCGCTGCCATGACGGCTGGCACTTGAGCAGCGCCTCGTACAGAAACACGTCGGTCTGCTGGTCGGTGGCGAGGTCAGGCCCAGCCTGGGCGAGCGTGGGGTGGGCCAGCGTCTTCACGAACGCAGCGGCACCGGCCGGATCGGGGTCGTATCCGAAGGCGTGAGCGGCCATGCTTACCCCCCATTCACGCCAGCCCACGCGATAGCCTTCGCGGCATCGCTGTAGGCACGGCGCATGTCGGGCGTGACCGGCGCAACCTCTTTGCCCACCACTTCGAGCAGCACGGCCTCCGTCGCTTCCCGCAGGCCGACATACTTGCCGGGCTGGTTGCCCGCGAGCCGACGCCATGCGATGTCGAGAGCGAGGACCGTAAACTGCCGCAACGCCCGCGTGTCGGTGAACACGATCTCAGTCGTGACGGCATCGCCCGCGACGACGATGGCTGCCTTCTCCCACGTCGAGGCCCACACGGCACGATCAACGGGTGACGCTGAACGCAGGGCGGCGGCGATCCCGGCAACCTTGGCTTTCATCTCAGGGCTCGGATCGGTAACGGAGACGGCAGCGCGCGGCAGGCTCGGCAACGACGGCACGCCGAACGCGGCCACATAGCCGAGTACAAACGCAACAACGAACCGAGTACGAACGCTCATTTCTTCGCCTTTGGGGTGTTGCCGAGCATCACGTCGAGGAGTTGCTGGCAGAGCGCAACGCCTTCCATGCACTGCGCGGCCTTCAAGCGGGTGGCGAGATCGAGGACGATATGCAGATCCCTCGCCGTCACGACTGCGGTCGCTTCACCTGCGCCTTCCAGCGGGTTTTCTTTCCAACCGGCTTGGGCTTTGCGAGCCAGGGCGGCAATCGCGGGGCCAGCGACGATACCCACTGCCGCCAGAGCGGCGACGGCACGAATAACAACATCGAGGTTCACTTTGCCTCCTCGGCTTTGAGCAGGCACCACCGCACGAGGGACTCGCCCTGCGGCGTCTTGAGGATGTCGGCCAGCAACCGCACGAGCTGGTCGTCCACTTGTGCGTTGGTTTTGCTTGCAACCCACTCGGCGGCGTCAGCCACGACGAGCGACTTTTTGTAGGGGTCGGTCGCCTGAGCAAAGGCCTGCCCGTAGGAGAGTAGCGGAGCCCACTGAGAGAGCAGGCGGATCTGCTCCCACACGTTCAAGTTGGTGCCGTACTTCTCGTACTCGTCGGCGGTCGCGGAATAGGACGGGTGTTGCATGGCGGTCTCCTCTCCCTTCACGGTAGGGGCAGGCTAGCCGTCACTTGCAGATTCCGGGTTGACTGACTTGTTCGAGTAGTCGTAGAGCAAGTGGTAGCAATCCCGCGTTTCCTGCCGCGCGTCTTTTACTTCCAGCCGCACCGGCCAACGGAAATGATCGGCGTCCTTGATCGTCCCGTCGCCCTCGCAGAGATACACGGAAATGTATTTCTGGGAAAACTCCACGATCACCTTGCCGAGCACGGGATCGCTCACCACTGCGCCTCCCGGTTGAGGTCATCGAACAGGTCGCGGGCCTCCGGCGGAACTTCAATGGGGCGAAGCTCGAAGGCCGTCGGCTTCCGCACTTGCCGCTGCGCCCGGACCTCTTCCGTCCACAGGGACGATTCGTTCGTGGCCCGGGCCGCCACCATCGGGGCGAGGTCAAGGCTGGCCTCGCTCGCCGCGATCTCCTCCGGCGTCGGCTTCTCCGGCCGCGGCGGTTTGAATCGCAGCCGTCGGTCGTGCCTTGGTGGCAGCGGCACCACGTCGCGGAGCCGCACTAGTTGGTCGCGAGTCACTGTCCAGAACGTGCAGAGCGATGCGTAAGACGAGTGGCTGGCCCACTGAATCTTGAGCACCGCAATGTCGATTCTGGAAGTGTTACCCGCCACGCTTCACCTCGTCGGGAACCCAGAAGGACACGCATCGCATCGACGGGTTGATCGCCATCCGGGTGTTGCTTGGCCCGTCGTAGTGGTCGTCGCCTTTCTCGGCGGCCAGCGCTTTGAGGCTGCGATGCAGGCACACGTGTTCGCAGTCTTCGCCGCTGTATCGACCCTGCAGGAACCGCCGCCCGTCGTAGATCGCCAACTGCCCGAACGCGGAATTGACCTCGACCGGCGGCGAGCCGATCGCCGGGTGCCAGAGGTGGAACCAATCTTGACCTCGCTGCCGCCAGTGATTCAGGCGACACGCGAACGCGTCGTAGTGGATTGGTCCGGTGCCCTTTAGTTGCTGAACCTCCGCCCACGAATAGCTCGCGAGAGCGTAGAGGCTGCGGTCGTACTCCATGTGGAAGACCGACGTGGCGATGCCGTCCAGGCTCCACCCGCCCCACGGGTCTGTATCAAACACGATCACATAGTCGGGCCTATCGCCGTGTCGCACGAACGTCTGACACGCTGCCCGGTATTCCGCCAGCGCGTGCGTCCGCACCGGCGCGGTCGTGTAGTTCAGGTGCGGGCGGCCGTTGACATTCAGCGACGCGTGCCGCTGCTGCCCGTCTTGCCACGCGGCGAGCACGTCCTTTGTCTCGTCGGCCGAGTCGTTTTCGTAGATGAACGCCGACCACTCGCGGAACATCGCGCCGGTTCGCTCGACAAGCTCCAGCGTGCGCGGCAGCCACGGCATCGCGTTGCGGCAGATGGCCACCATTGAAACGCTTTGCGTCTTTGCGACCTCGCGGCCCTCGCGCACCGCATAGGCGTAAGCCTCCGCGAACTCCGGGTCGGGCGGGAGCAGCACGTCGGGGTGGTGCCGCTCGATCTCGTCTAGCGTGATGGTTGCCATGCCGCTCATCGTCCCGACAGCGTCAAGCCTGCGGCCACTCGTGGTGCACGATGCGACCCGTTACCGCCATCGTCGTCAATTCGGGATACGCATACGTGCCGGTGACGCTCAGTTCACCTTCACCTCGGCCCGTGCTTTTGTGGTTGTGCCACGTGCGGATTGAGATGGCCGGGTTCACCACGGCATAGCCCGCCTTCATGGTCTCGCCCGCGAGCGCGTTGTCGCAGCCGATGTGGCCCAGCGGAATCCGGTCGCCGACACCGACCAACTCGCCGCCGAGAAACGCCCAAACGTCTTGCGAGCCGGAATAGAAACGCTCGTCGCGGTACTGGCCCATCATGCGGGGCGTCGCGGGCGATTCCCAGCGTGTCAACGTCACGAGCCGTTTCGCTGTGACAACGCTCCCCAAGAGCCGCGCCGTGTAGTCGAACTGGATGTCGGCGTTCGCCAGTACGCAGACGCGCCCCGCGAACCTGTCGGCGCACATACGGAACACGTGGCCGTACCGCAGTCGGTCCTCGCCCGCGCTCACCGGCACGATCTCATCAAAGACGCCAAGTTCTATGTTTGCCTTGAGCGTGCCATCCAGTTCGGCGAGTCGCTCCGGGTCGCTCGGCTTGTAGTGCTCGACCAGCAGAATCACAGCAGCGGCTCCACTTCCACGAAGTCGCGGATGACCTCGCCGCCCAGATCGTCGGCCGTCACGGGTACGTGGTGGTACTTCGCGTGCCACTCAGGACCAGAGACGTGCGTGCCTTTCTCGGCCCCGATGTTTTGAATCCGGCTGACGGTCGGGAACGCCTCCCACCGCGTGCCGCGAATGACGTTGTTCAAGATGATGTCCCACGACGGGCCTTCCTTGCTCGTCCAGCGAGGGGCGATCTCGACCCAGCGATCGACCCACGTGCCCCACCCCCACGGCGTGAACCACCGCCGCGTGCCGCATTGCTCCGGCTTGCCGTTACTCTGTTGCTGGTAGCCGCTCACCGTCATCACGTGCGGATCGTGGCGGTACTTGTCGCGAGCCCACGAGAACCAGAGCAGGGCATCGCGCGTCGGCACCGTGTCGTCCTCAAAGTGCAGATGAAACTCGCTCTGCATAACTTCAAACCCGTACCTCATGCACGTGTAGATCGCGTCGTTGCATCCCGCGTGCTCAGTGTAGGTCAGGCACTCAAAGCCGAACCGGGCGGCGATCTCCTTCGACTGCTCCGTCTCTTCGCACGGATCTAAGAGCACGGCGACGCGGCAGCTTGAAACGCCGACGCACTTCGACACCGCCTCGCACGTGCGGGCGAGGTAGTCGGGCCGGTTGTATCCGCTGATGGTGATGTTCATTTGCGAATCCAAATTGCCGCTCCGTTGCGAACGGCAGCACTTGACCACTCAAGCCGCCACTCGGGATCGGTGGCCAGTTCCGCGTGTGCCCGGTTGCACTTGTAAGCATGGAACACGTCGTCAAGCATCAGGCACCGGCAGCGTGACTTCGCGAGCCGGTAGTCGTCGTATCCGCTGAACTCGTCGCCATCGACAAGGATCACGTCGAACGTGTCCGCTGTCGTCTCCAGATAGCCCGGCCGCCCCTGCGCGTAGTACGCCTGCGTGTCGATCCACCACGACTCGACAAGCTCGCGAGGGTAGAAGAGCCGGTTGTACGGCGACTCCCACACGTCGCGGTTGAAGTCGTGCACCGTGAGCGAGTCGCGAGAGATGCTCGGCTGGCAAAGGCACTTGACCCACGGGTGGCCCGCCGTGTGCATGAGCAAGTGCCGGTATCGCGTCGGGTCTGTTTCCAGGCAGACCATGTGCGGATCGCCCGCGTGCCGCAGTGCCTCGATGAACACTTGCGTTGAGCCCAGGCCGTCGAAGCTGCCGATCTCCAAGACGGTCTCGAAGCCGTAGGAACGGATCGTCTGCAGGATGGCTTGGCCGAACTTGTCGGCTACTGTGATTTCAGCAGGCACTACTGAATCCGCACCGTCGTGCGGCCCTCCGTGCTGTAGCTCTTCTCGACCACCAGCCGACGCACCAGCGTGTCGTCAAAGAACTCGCCCAACGAATCCAAAACGGCTTTTCCGATGTTGTCGGCGTCGGGCCTGGGCAGCAGCGGCGCGCTGGGCTTCACGCCGCCTTTGTTCATGTGCGACTTCGGCCGGGCGAACACGGCGTCGATGATGACCTCAATCGGGTGGTCGATTGCTTCGAGCCCGGCCCCGCCCGCTGCGGCGGCGAGTTGTTCGCGGTAGGCGTGCACGGGGTGCTGCTTCGGGACGTAGGCCCGGGCGAATCCGCCACGCGTTGAGACGCGAACGCGGGGCTGCGGAACGGGATTGCCCGGCACGGCGAACGTCACGGCCTTCACTGCGGCAACTCCACGCCTTGAAGGCTTGCCTCGTCGTGCGCGACACGCAGGATCGTCTCCAGCTCGTGCCGCACGATCGCCGACGGGTTGCCGTGCTCCAAGCGATTGCGGATCGCCAAGAGCACTTGCGCGAGCACGGTGGCTATTGCGTCTTGTTCCATGCCGCCACGGTAGAAGTGGCGTCAAGTTCCGCGCCCACGATGGACAGGATCCACTCGCGGTACAGACTCACCCGCGTGTGCCCGCTCTCCTCGCCGGTGCCGCTGCGGAGTTTGCCCGTGCCAGCGTCTCGCGACGTGAACGAGTTGATGCCCGCGAGTCGCCCGCTCAGAAACAGCGGCCCGCCGCTGCAGCCTGGGGCGATGCAGTATTCGAGGGGCGACGACCCGGGCTTCGCGAGGCAGACGATCACCGCCCGCTCGAATCGCTCGATCGTGTTCGTGCCCGCCCGTAGGCGGCCGTCGGTGTGCGTGTGGCCCGTCGAGAGCCGCCCCGTGATGCCCCAGCCCGCGATGCTGACGACCTCGCCGACCTCTTCGCCACCATCGCACAGCGGCGGGTAGAAGCCTAGGCCGAACGCCTCGCCTGTCCGCAGGATCGCGATGTCGGCCACGCCCAGGTTGGTGTCTTGCCACTCGCCGTGCACCCAGACCTGACGGACCGGCACGGTCTTGTTGCCGCTGGCCAGCGTGCACGAGGCGATGTCGGCGGCGACGTGGGCGGCCGTCAGCGCGTAGTGCGGAGCGATCGCGACCGCCGAGGCCGTCATCAGCCGTCCGCTCGGGTCGCGGGCCACGAGCCGCAACGTGTACGGCGCGAAGCCCGTCGCGTAATCGAGATAGCGGGCGTCGGGGATAGCGTCGTCGGTGGTGCCCGCAAGCACCGACGACGCCAAGCACAAAAACAGGATAAAGCCCCAACGCATAAACGCATCCTGCCACCGGCAGCCGCGACTCTTGCAGGATTTCAGTCGGGCGCAGGCTCCCAATCGCCGTAGCGATTACGGCGAAACTGTCGGATGTCGGTGAAGCCCAACGACCGGGCCAGCACCACACACTCCGGCGAAAACACGGCAACCGCTTTCGTCACGTCGAGGTAGCCGTTGGCGATGAGCACCAGCGCCCCAATGCGGGCAAAGCCTCGGCGACGGTGGAGCGGATCCACGAAGCCCTCGATTGTCTGCAGGCTCCGCCAGATGTGCGTCGCCACCCAGCCGAGCGGCTCGGGGCCGTAGATCACAACCATCGGCGTCTCGGACTCGCAGCGGACAAACTCCTGCTGCATCTCGCTGCCGACGCGACAGAGGTGCTTCGCCATGAATTCGGCGTCCTCCGGCTCCAGCGTCAGCGGTGATTCGGTCGCGATGAACATGGGCAGCATCTTGGCTGTCGCGTCAATCGCCGGGCGGTGCCGTGATCACACACCGCCCGGCGCGACGCTCCGCTCACTCGTAGCGGATGACCGCGAACCATCCGCGACGCGCGGGCGACCAGACGACGGCCTGCTCCACGATGCGGTAGCGGCCGTAGTAACAACACGACTTTAAGGCCGAACTGGGGCTCGACGTTGAGAACCCGATCCCCTCCCTTCGACCGCCGTTCCGGCCGCAGTGCCGCATGATCCCGGTGCGGGCCATCTCCTCCGCATCCTCCTGGGCCGACGAGATGAACACGCGGCGAGCGTAGACGTTCGTGTCGGCCACAACGGCCGAGGCACAAAGCGCGAGAAGCATCGTCAGGACAAAACGCATAGGTCACTCTCCTTAGTGAAAACGCCGCCGATCCGCTGGCGGCCGTGGCGGGATGTTCGCAAGTCCGTCAAGCGATCAACGCAACGCCCGCATCGCGGCGAGGTGCCGTTCGCGGACTTCTAACTTGCGTTGCTCAATCTCGTCTGGAGTGGGATCGACCTCCACGCGTGCGAACCGCGACCGCCGTGGCGGCAGCTTGTATCGCTGCCGCCACGCACGGATCACGGTTCGCGACGCGCCGAAGTGCACGGCGATTTCATCCATCGTCACACCGTCAGACCACAGCCGAAACAACTTTGGCACGTCAGGGCACGTCATTAGTCATTCGCCAGCGGGGCGATTACTCCTGTGAAGTCTTCGGAACGAAACACAACCGAATCGCCAGCGCCCTTTGCTTGGATGCTGACCGTGGGCTCGCCGTCGGCGGGCAAGCCTTCGAGAAACTCAAGCACGAATCCCGGGTCGAGCTTGACCGTGCACTCGTGGCCGAACTCCACGATCGGGCACGTGACGCTCGACTCGCCAACGCCGCTCGACTGCCCGTGCAGTCGGAGGCCGTCGGAGGCGAACGTGAAATCCACGCCGCGGCTGGACTCGCTCGTGCAGATGGCCGCGGCCGTGGTCGCCGCCATCAACTCGCTGATGAGCACCGTCGTCGGCTCCGTGTCATGCGACGGCACCGCGTCACGCCAACGCGGGAACCGCCCTTCGATCAGCCGGGCCGCCACGCGGATCCCGGGGGTGGTCGCAACCAGTTCAGACGCGTTGGCGTCGATCTGCACGGCCTCCTCGCCGGAGCCGCTCACGATCTTCGCTAGGATGTGCAGCGCCCGGGCTGGCACCAGCGTCTCGGAGTCATCGACCGCGAGGTCGTGCTCCATCTCGACAATCGAAATGCGGCGGCCGTCCGTCGCGACGAAGTGCACGACGCCGTCGTTCACCTCGATCTGCACGGCCGACAGGGCAAACCGCGTGCTCTCGTCATCGTGGGCGTACACGACGCCGTTGACCGCGCGGCGGAACTGGTCCGTCGGCAGCCGGGTGATCGACGGGGCATCCGGCATCTCGCCCGCCGGGTACTCCGCGGCGTCTTCCGTCGGCAGCACCCAGGTGCCCGTCTGCGTGGCGATCTTGCACGAGTTGCCGCTGCTGGTGATCTGCAGCTCCTCGCACGTGATCGCCTTCAAGATCGCGTCCAGCCGGTTGAACGGCAGGAGCAGGGCCGGGCCGTCGAACCCGGGGAGGTCCGCGTCGATCCGCAGTTCGCCGTCCGAGGCGGTGAGCAGGCCGTCGGCCAGCCGCACGCTTTGCAGGATCGCCCGCGGCGACCTCTTAGGGACGGCGTCTTTGACCGTGGCCAACGCCTTCCGCAGCGTCGCGACGTTCAACACCATGCCAGTAGGCGAACTCCGTCGCTTTCGTTCGGCTATCGCTGTCATTTCTCAAGTCCTTTCGAGAGAGGGAAATCCCAACCATCACCCCCACGGCGAACGTCGCCGCGTGGAGAATTGCACCGAGCGAGACACACACCCAAGCCTCAATGGTCACTGTGGGCCTCCATTCGCTCTATGGCGGCCGCGAGCACTCCGATGCGGTCTCGGTAGGTCTCCAGCCGCAAAGCCGCCATGCGCAAAACCAGAGCCGTATCGAGCGATGTACGCTCGTCCAAGGCGTGCCGGTCGCAAAGGTCGATGATCTCGTTCACGTCAACCGGGCGGTGCATGGTCATAGCGCGGCCTCCGTTGGGCGGATCGTGCGCGAGGCGTTCGGCTCCCAGGTCACCAGCCCGTAGGTCTTGAGACGCTTGAGGTGAATCGCCGCCGCGTTGGGGCTCGTCCAGCCGAAGCGGGCCGCGATCTCGCGGACGGTCAGCCCGTAGCCTCGGCCCTGGTACTCGTCGCGGATGAAGTCAAAGACCTCCCGCTGCCTGTCCGTGATCTTGTGTTCCGCATCAACCGTCACTGCGCACCTCCTCCGTGAGTGTGTTCACCTGTGCAACCGGGGAAGCCGCGCGGCCGTCCCCCTCCTCGCCCGACAGAGTGCCGGGGTTGCCCCCGCCGGGCGTTTCCGAAACGCCCCGGCAGGGGGCTGATTTACCCTGTATCTCTCTCTGGGTAATTATTGAATTACCCAGAGAGATACTTGATAAGCGCACACGGCTCGTGTGCGCTCCGTACACCGCTCGTGTGCGCTGCGCACACCGCTCGTGTGCGCTCCGTACACCGCTCGTGTGCGCCCCCGTACACGGATCGTGTGCGCCCCGTACACCGCTCGTGTGCGCCCCCATCGTGGGGAAAATCTCGTACTGACGCCTTGACGAGTGTTCAGTCCTGGGCAGTTCAGACAGGGCTCCGGCCTCGACCAGTTGCCGAACGCCACGCATCGCGGCGTTGGGCTGTACGCCCAGCATCTTGGCCGCGCCGCGGAAACTGAACGACACGGTGCACTTGTCGAAACTCGCCCAATAGAGCGCGTAGCAGAGCATTAGACGCCCTTCGCTCCGCAGCCGGGCCACAATGCCAGCCTCGATCAAAGCCCGGTGACGGCGGCGGAGTTCGCCCTTCGCGGACGGGTCTCGCTTTTTCTCAGCCATTGCCAGCCCCCCAGGAGACGTTTGAGAACTCCGGGTACTCGGCGGCTACGTTTTCCTCAAACGTCTGGTACTGCCCGTGGAACCACAGTTCCACGTCGTTCCGCTGGCCCTGCCGCAGCTTCTTGCAGTGCCACTTCACCAGCACCTCGCCTTCGCCGCCGACCTCTGGCGTCCGCTCGCCGAAGAGAAAGTTGTCCACGTCGAAATCAATCTGGTTCGACCCCTTCCCGATGTTCCCGATCTCGGTCGAGGCATCGACGCCCTTCGCAATGTTGGTGACCAGCAGGCAGGCGAGGTTTTTCGTGTTCGTGATCTCGCGGAGTTTCTGCAGCACGTCATTGATCTCGGTCGTCTTGTCGGGATAAGACCGCGTGCTGCGCACGAGCTGGAGGTAGTCCACGATCAGAAGTTTCACGCCGTCCTTTTCGACTGCCCGTTCGATGCGGTCGATGATGAGCGGCGGTTCGATGAGTTTGAGCCGGTCGCCAATTGAGTTGGCGAGGTCGGCACCGATCTGCCGCGAGCCGTCTGCCTTCTTGATGATTTGCTGGAGCGTGAGGCCGTTGGCCTCGCCGCCCCAGAGAGTGATCGCACGGGCCGCAAGTGCCGCCCGCGTCATCTCGCCCAGGCACCACGCCGCCACGAGGTCGCCCTGACCCTTCAGGGCCGACAGGGCGAGTTGTAGCGCGAGGGCAGACTTGCCGACGCCGGGGGCCGCCGCCACCGCCGTCATCTGGCCCAGCGGCAGCCCGCCGTCAAAGAGCCGGTCGAGGGACGTGATGCCGGTCGCCAGAGCCGGGGTCTCTTCCTGCTGCACCCAGGCGTCGATCGCGTCCACAAGAGTTGGCGTTTTCGTCTCGGTCTCGGCGTCGTGCACCGGGTGGGCCTCTTCGGCCGGGCCGAGCACCGGGAGCCGCTGTCGCTTCCACGCGTTCGCGATCTGTCGCGGGCAGTCTTCGAGGTCGTCCTGGCGGAGGCCGACAGACCGCATCCGGCGCATGATCAGCGTCGTGGCCTCGGCAACACTCCACCCACGGGCCGCGAGGTCGCAGGCGACGCAAAACATCGTCTGCCGCCGCCCGGCGGTCATGACGTAGCCCTCTTCGAGGAACCGACGCGAGAGTTCGCTTAGACTCTTCGGCGCAACCACGATCGACTGCGCGGCCTGCCGCTGGAACCGCTTCAGGTCATAGACCCGTGTCGGGTCGCAGTCTTTGAGGACCGCCAGCGGCCTCTGCTCGTGCTTCCAATTCACGAAGCCCGGCAAACGCATAATCCGCGGCCAATCGCACACGCTTTGATCGGAGCCGAGAGCCCCGGCCAAAGCCTTCATCCGCTCGTGCCACGCGTCCGCGTCCGTCATCGGCTGCGAGAGCCGCCACCACGCGTGCACGCCGCCGCCGCTCTCAAGGATCGCCGTCGGCCACGGGAGGTCGGCCGCCTTGATACGCGCGTAGGCGTCTTCGAGCACGATGCCGCCGTCGAAATCGGCAAACAGGCAGCGGGCCAGGGCGACGCCTTCGGCTTGGCTGGAGCCCTTCGCCTTCCTCGGGTTCGCCCCGAAGTAACTGTGCACCCGAAGGTGGTCGTCGCTGTTGAGCCTTTCCAGCCACTCAACGATGTCGGGGATCTCGGTGAGCGTAGACCACCGACGGCCAGCCGCGGGGGGCAGCGGCCTGAACTCGATGATGTCGTCGGGCTCGAAGATCGAGCCCAAAAAATCGATGCACTGGGAGAGAGCGTCCATGCTGTTGCCTTTCAAAACGCGTCCGACGGATGACAGAAGCGAACGTGATCCTTGTGGATCGTGTAGAAGTCGCACTCGCGTCCCTGAATCGGGTCGCGGCGGCGCTCGATCTGCCAGAGATGCCGCTTCCATCCGTAGACCACGGCGGCGTGCGTGCGGCTGGCGTTCTCAATGATGTAGGCCAGCACCGGGTCGTCGGCCTTCAAGTCTTCCTTGTAGACCTCGTCCACGATGACCGTGTCGTAGGGGTAGTCCTCGCGACAGGTGAAATGTAGATTGGTCCGCACTTTGTGCTCGACGCGACCCTGCACCATGATGTCGCCCGTGTCTCCGTACTCGCGGCGTACCGTGGCGTCTGGCCTCACTGACTCAGGCGGCAGCCATATCTGCCACCCCTTGTCGCGGAGCCGTGAAGCGAACTCGTTCACGGCGATGCGGCTCGTGGAGAGGTCGCGAATAAATTGTTGGTCGTCTTTCATGGGCGCAATCCTTTGCTGCCGTCGGTCTAGAGAATGGCGGGCGTCCGTGGGGTCTTGGTGCGCAACTGGCTCCAATCGCAATAGGCTTGCTCAAAGAGCGCGGGCGACCGATGCCCCAGGTGGAGCCGTCCGGTTCCGGCCTTTTCCATCTCGCAGTGGGTCGCGCCGCTGCGTCTCAACCACTTCGAGCTGCCGCCGATGCCGACGCTGTCGAGCAGGAGCCGCATGTGCCGCATTGCCATCCGTCGCTTGCAGACCCAGCCGAGGATCCTGCCGTCGGGCGACTTCGCGAGCATCGCGTCGATCAACGTCAGGCACGCGGGCGTGAGCGGTCGCACGATCGGGTCGCCCGTCTTGCTCTGAATCCACGAAAGCGTGTCGCCGTCGAGGTGGTCGCGCGTGAACGCCATCACGTCGCCGAACCTCGCGCCGGTCTCGTAGCCGACGAGAATCCAGCAGGCGAGGAACTCGCCAAGATCAGCACCGCCGCGGAGCCGCGTCCCACGCTTCGCCTGGGCGGCGGCGATCAAGTTCTTGAGTTGCCCCAGCGTCCACGCCTTCGTCGGCTTTCGCCGGGCCTTCATCTTGAGGATGCCACGCGGCGCGGTATCCACGAGGCCGCGGTCATAGGCCCAGTTCCAGAGCGTGAGAAGCACGCCGCGCTCCGCCCTAGCCGTCAGGCCGCTGACTTCCTCGACTCGTTTGGTCAGCCAGCGGTTCACCCGCTCGACCGAGAGCGTGCCGACGCGGCCCGCGATCCTAGCGACGTTCGACGCGTAGTGCTGCGAGACGATTCGTTCGGCAAGGTAGAGCGGAGCGATCTCCGCGAAGGTCGTGATGTTCTTTTTCATGGTGCTTCTTCAATGGGCTTCAATCGAACAAGTTCCCGCCGACCGACTTGCACAGTCGCCGCCTGGGCCGATGAGCCCAGGCTCACACTATGTGCGGGTGACCAGCCGCGGCGGCGCTGTGGCGACGCCACCGCGGCGGGCGAAAACGACTAGAACGGGATCTCATCGTCGGGCAGGGCCGCCGTGATCTTCTGCGCCACCGACTTGCGCGGGCCGCTCGCGGCCTTCGCCTTCGTGGTCGCAGGCAGATACTTCTTCACGGTCGCGGAAACCTTGCCGCTCTTCGCCGTGTAGTGGCTGACCTCCACGTTCACGTCGCGACCGACGAGCGCCGTCGGGTCGATGGTCAGCCGCCCGCTCGCGTCGGGCTGAATGCCCAGCGCGTCGGCCAGTTGCCGAGCCCGCCAGCCGAGATGCTGGGGCAGGTCGTCAAAGATGAATTTGAAACCGCCGCTGGCGTCGGTGAGCCGCAGCTTCAGGCACATGCCCTGCGGGTTCTCGTCACAGACCTTGTATTCGTTCGGCCCTTCCTCTGCCGCGAGAATCGACATCATGCGAACACCAGCCGGAACGATCGGTCGTTCCAGCGTATCGACCGGCGAATCCTGAATTACTCCGAAATCCATTTCACTGCTCCTCGTTTTTGAGTTCCGTTTCAACACACACTTTTGACGCGTCTTCGATGGCACGAATGCCACTGAGCCACGCATTTGCAACCACCAGATCAGTGAGGAGCCCACGCTCGCTCACCTCTCGCACCAACCTTTGCAGAGCTTGCAAGAGTTGCACCCCTGACGCCTCCGCTTGTTCCTTCGTCACCTCCGGCAGCGGACGCATCCGCCGCCCTTCGCGAGGGTTGACGCCGCCGAAACGAATCACGCCCTTGTCGAGACGGGCCTCGAACTCGTTCCAGCGGAACGTGCTCGGCGGGCCGCCTTCGTTAATGCGCGGTTCGTGCGGTGTTTCGCTGTACCTCACGACGCGGCCTCCGCGGTCAACTCCGTCAGTCGTGCCTCGATCTGCCGCAGGAGCACGTCGCCCTGGCCCTCGGTGAGGTCGCCGATGGCGACCTTTGCGAGGATCTTCGGCCGCAGCCGCTCAAGCGCCGGGACCGCGGCCACCGCAATCGCGGCGGTCGTGTCGGCGATCAGCTTGCCGGTGTCGATCTCCGGCTCGGTCTTGAGCCGCGGCGTCGGCTCGTGGCCGCCCGCGAGCCACTCGGCGAGCCGCTTGCCGGTCTCGACCGTGATGGGCTTCGGGTCACCGCTGAAAAGCCCCGTCCGGTCCTTGCTGACAGTCGCGTAGTGGCCGTCGTGGATGAGGTCAAGCACGCACGTGAACTCGTACTCAAGCCCGTCGCGGGCTTCGAGTTTCATACCGAGCTTGGTCACCTTCTTCTTGCCGTGGTCGTCAACCTGTGCGGTCTCCGTTTTGGAGCGGCCCGTGCAGATGACATGCGCCGGGCTGCGGAGAATCGCATCCACGAAGGCCCGCCATCGCGGTGTGATGACCGAGAAGGCGCTCCACGTGTTGCCGCGAAACTGGGCCTTGGCGATGTCGTCCACCAACTCCAGGCACCCGCCGCTGCCGCTCCAGCAGTGCGTGACGGAGTCGATGATGATGACCTCGTAGCCAGCCTGCTCGGCTGCCGTGATCGCCTCGATGTACCGCTCCGGGGAAAAGGGCGGCCGCAAGTCGATCACGTCGAAATCATGCAGCGTGTCGTAGAGGTCGGACGATCCTTCCTCCGTGTCGATCACGACCGTCTTGCCGCCCAGCCCCTTGGCAAGCAACAGAGCGCCGTAGGTCTTGCCGCCCCCGCTGGGGCTTCCGAGCAACAGCCGCAAACGTGTGGCACTGCGGCGGGCCTTGCGAATCTGAACCATCTTTCCGTGTCCTTTCGTTTCTTGGTTTCGTTCTTGAAAACCCGGCTCCGCGTCCTGCATTGCCGGGCGGTCCCTTCCGTGGGTCACCGCGGCTCCGCCGCGGTTCCTGTCGTTTCGCTAGAACGGCATCACGTCGTCGGGCGTGACGGCGAAGTGCTGGCGGCCCTGGCCCGGCAGATGAGCCGCGACGTGGTACGTGTTCTCACTGAGCACCTCGATCACGGTGGCGCGGGCGGTGGCGTTCACCGTGCCGGGCACGCGGATCGTGAGCGAGTCGCCGACCGCGAATTCCTGCGGGCGAGCGCCGTAGGTGTCGGCCATCCCGGCGATGGCACCGGCGTATTCGCGGGCGTGAGCGTCGGTGTTGAGCATGGGGAAAAGTCCTTTCTCTAGAGGGGTCGAACTGCACAACTGTTTAGTGGGTCGCGGAAATGTATTTCGATTCGCAATCTCGTCAAGCAAGTTTTTCCAAAATCGTTTCGCACTCGTTTTTCAGGCCGAAACGCGCGGCGCTGTTGAAGTCACCTAGCGCAATTCGCGCTGGCTCGCAGTCGGCGGGACTCACCAGCCAGCGGTACGCGATACCACTGGGGTGGGTGCTGGGCGGCAACACGCTCTGCGCCGGTTTGCCGCCCAACCGCACCTCGATCCCGGCGAGCTTTTTCCAGCCCCACGGCGGCAGCGGCTCGGCGAGCCGGAAGAGACGGTGCTCGCCGCGACTGCTGGCCCACGTGGGCGTGTCGATGTCGATCAGGCCCAGGCTGGCGAGCGTCTCGCGGCCCGCCGGATCGTCGTATTCGATGTCGATGAGATTTCCGGAGCCGCAGAGCAGGCCGACGTTGTCGCCAGCGGCCAGCCACCGATCAATCGTCGCCGGGTCTGACGAGGCGAGCGTGTTCCACGCGGTGCCGAGCGGGATCTTGCCGCCGCGGGCGACGCGAACACAGGCCGCCCCGTAGCCCAGAAGTGCCTTCAAGTCTTCGTCCATCGCAGTGCCTTTCTTCGCGATGTTGCGGCTTCGCCACCTAGAGTAGCAGTACCGCAACTTGTGTCAACCAAGAAATCCAACGAACGTCAAAACAGCAGAGATGCCGTCGTGGACGGCGCGAGCTGCCGGGGAGTCGGTGCCGAGTTCCTGGCCCAGGCGGACCAGTACGAGCGACCGAATCATTTCATCCCAATCAATGCGTTTCATGCGTGCCCTCCGTGGATTGAAAGTGCCACCCGGTTTGCTGCTGGACGGCGGGCCGGGTGGCCCCACCCTTGGTCGGTTTCAGACAACGGCCTCAAGGGCTTCGCAGAGGGCCACAAACTTCGCCGACTCCATCCGCGACTGAGCGGTCTTCATGCAGGCCGCGAACACGGCGTCGGCCTCGGGGCGAAAGTCATTCATCAAGCCGCACATCACGTCGGCGATTTGCTCGTCGGTCATGGTCTCGATTCGAGCTGTCAGTGCTTTCGTGGCGTTGTCCATCGTTCCGTCTCCCGTTTTCCGTTGCGTCAGGTCTCACTCGCCCGACACCCACATAGTAGCAGTATCGCAACTTCGTGCAAGGGGACTTGAGCATTTTCCTAGAAACAGGCTTTTCGCCCGCGATTTAGCGGCTTTTCTTCCGCTTGGCGGTGCGACGCTTCCCGCTGGACACCTTGCGGGATGCGGCATTGATGGTCGCCCGGGTGGATAGCGTGCCCCGCAGAGCTTCCGCGGAGGCACGGCTGACGCTCCAGGCCCGGCCGTTGATCAGCCAGCCTTCGAGGCGGCCGCCGACTGTCCGGTCGCCGTGGGGCTCGCCCTTTTCGTTCCGCGGCAAGTGCGCGAGGAGGTCGCGGCGGATGTACTGCTCACTGCAGCCCGCGATTTTCGCGGCTTTTGCCACCGAAACCCAATCATCTTGGACGGCCATCGCGATCATGCCCCAATCGTAGTAGCGGAGCCGCAACAGTCAACCGCGTACTGCAAGGCGAAAACCCGCTTTCTTGCCAACCGAAACCCTGCTGCCGTAGGCTGACTAGTGAACAGAATTCGAATGGAGACGATGGGGACTCACATTTGTACAGCATGGCACAATGCCGCCACCACAGGAGGCAAACATGGATAGGCTGATTGACATTCTAAACGACGACTACGGACCGCTGCGGGGGTTGAAGCCAAAGGCACACCTTCAGTTTCGGCTGTCTATCGAAAAGTTCCGCGACCATTTGGGGCGAGACCCGGTGGTCGCGGATTTGACGGGCGTGACGGTGCAGCGGTTCCTGTCAGCCAGAAAGGACAAAGTGTCCGTTGCCACGGTCGTCAAGGATAGGACGCACATCTGCGCCTTGTGGAACCACCTTTTTAGGCTCCGGCGGGTCGATGTCGCCCCGTCGGCCGTCCTCCCTCCCATGCGTGCCCCAAAACGCATCCCAAAGGCGTACAAGGCCGACGAGGTGTCAGCCATCATTCGGGCAGCCCTAGCCTATCCTGGGGGCGTAGCGGGCAAGCCAGCGAATCTCTGGCACGCCTCGCTGATTCGGGCAGCGTTCGAGACTGCGGAGCGCATCGGTGCCCTGCTTGCCGTCGAGTGGCGCGACGTGGATCTCGATGAGCGAGTGATCCTGCTCCGTGCCGAGAACCGAAAAGGCGGGTATCGCGACCTCTTGAGGCCGATTTCGTCAGAGACCGCCGCGTGGCTGAAGAAACTCCGTCGTGGATCGGCAGACAAAGCCCTAGTCTGGGAGTGGGACCGCGACCCAAATCATATCTGGTATCACCTCAAAGCCATCTGCAAGCGGGCGGGCGTCCAGGCTCGCGGCTACCACGGCTTCCGAAAGTCAGCCGCCTCGTATCTGGCTGCCGCCGGGGGGCTGGGCGAGGCCGCCACGGCCCTCGGACACCACTCGCCTACAACAACCGCCACCCACTACGTCGATCCCACGATTGCCAAACCGTCACGGAGCTACGTGGATATGCTGCCTCGCATCGAATTGTCGGATCGGGCTTCCGGCGAGGCCGACGACGCCGAAGCCCAGGCGAGGGAGGCCGCGATGCGGGTCGGGCACTGCCGCGGGAAGGCTCTAGGCGAGGCTGGCCTCCCCTGCCCCGCCCGCGGCCAGCAGGAGGAACTGGCGGCCGCAGACGGGGTGCCACCGGCCCTCTCGGCGAACTACCGCTCCGGGTTCCTATCCGGGTGGTCGGCAGCCCAGGAGTCGGCAGGCTAACCCGGGCGCGGTGGGGGTCGCAGGCGGAAAGGACGGACGCCGCGACCTCTCCCACCGGCCCGGGTCACTGTTCGGCCGGTCTCTGGATGTTGTCCCTCGCCGCCAGGATCGCCATCAGGCGCTCGCGCTCTTCGAGCAATCGCCCGATCATGCGTGCGGCCGTGCCGTTGGTCGCGGTCCACGAGTTTGCTGGGCCAAAACGGCCGACGAACAGCCACGCCTCTTGCGCTTCGTCCTCGGAGTACGGCACGCGTTGCTGGATCACTCGCTCTCCTCTTGATAAAGCAGGAGGGCTAAGAGCGAATAACTCGCGAGGTCGAGCAAATTGTCAGTGACCGACTCGTGCGGCAAGTTCCCCGTCTTATTGAACACGGCGAGCCGCGTCACCTTGTCGCTCAGTCGCACCATCGCGCCTTGCCACGCCGGGATCCCGACGAACTCCGCGCCGCGGCGGATGTTCAAGAGCGGGTCGGTTCCATCTGGGCAGCCGTACCCGGCGCTCTTGCTGATGTGAAGCTCGCGGAGCGTGTCGAGGAGATCGAAATACCTCTGCGAGACAGGATGCACGTCCGAGGCCCGCATCACGCCGTCGCCGCGGAGCGATCCCTCATCGCCCAGCGGGCGCGGCTGGCACTTGCCGCCGTCACAGCACCCTTCCCGCTTGTAGCCACGAAGCTTCGGGTCGTCGGCGGGCGTGTTGTCGAGGCGGTCGCGGACGGCGGAGCGGAGGGCGTCGTTCGATGCTTCAAGTGTTGTCATTTCTTTCCCTTTCGCAGATCACGGTCGCAGAACAATGGATACGCTCGCGTCACTTCGTTGCGCCGGTGATCGACAATGGCCATGCCTTGACATGGGCGCTCAGGAGAAGCAACCCGATCAGCGTATGGGGAATGTCCAATTACCGATCCGTTCGCAACGTATCTCGCACCACGCAGCCAGCCCCATGAGTGGTAGTGGCCGAAGATCGTCAGGTCTGCTTTGCGACCAGCGTCCCATCGGGCGATTGCCTTGCTGGCGGGCAGCGCGAGGCCGTAGACGCCACCAGCGAACCGAATTGAGTGACCGTGGGTCGTGCGGACGAGGAAGCCATCAAGGTTGACGTAGCCCAGGTGCCCCTCGGCAATCTGCCACTGCACGTTTTTGTTTCGCTCTTCGCGGGCAAGCGTGAAGTACATCAACTGCTCCCACGAATGATCGAGTTCTGTTGCGACCCTCGGCTTGCCCTCGTTGCTGCGGCCGTGGTTGCCTGCGTTCGTGCAGATGACCACCTGCTCGGCGTGCTTGGCCACGCTGTCGATGAGCCCGCGCAGCCGCTCGGCAATCCAGCGGGTGGCGTTCATCGGCGAGAGTTGGGCCACCTCAACGCAGTCGGGGTGGATATGCCCCGTGATGAAGTCGCCGCCCAACCAGATGAGCACGCGGCGAACGTCCGCCTGGTTCCGTTCGTGTTCAAGGCAGTCGAGGAATCGCTCCTCTAATTCGGCGAGCCGCTTCTGACACACTTCGAGCGAGTAGTCGTTTTCGCCGTTCACGGTTTCAGGCAGCACCCGCTCTTCGGCGTGAACGTCCGAGAGCATGAGGATGGCCGTGGCGTCGTGCCGCACCCGCTTGCGACCCTTGGTGCCTTTGCTCAACGTCACGGGTTTGACGCTCGCCAGCGAGACCAAGCCGTTCGCCCGCTCGCGCTCCTTGTCGATCTGGGCGAGGGCGGCCTTGTACCTATTTCGGTACGTTGCCACCTCGGACCGCAGCCGCGCCAGTTCGGCGTCGGTGGCCAGTTGCGATGCGTGCTCGATCCCCGCGGCGATCTCGTCGGCTATTTTTCTTCGAGCCATTGCAGCACTCCGTGATGCCCGACGCTGGCAATGCCGTGCTTGCCGAGGTAGACGCTAATGCCCTTAGCCACCGGCTTCTTGCCCGTGCCGAGTTCACCCGCCTTGTACGCCCGGCGGATCTCGGCGAGCGTCGCTTGGTGCTCTGGGGCCACGCGATCATGCCAACGGAGCGCCTTGCCGCTGGGAATGTTCGAGCGAATCTCATCGAGCAGCCCCGCCTTCGCCTTCGCCATGCGTCACTCCTTTGGCGTCATTGTGTAGAGCATCGCCAGCACACGCCGCTGCACCTGGGCCGCCTCGGTGACGGCTTCCTCGCTGATGTTCGGGCCGAGAGCCGCGTGGAGCAGTTCGTGCAGGATCGTCTCGACGCGCGACCAGCCGCGTTGCTTGTCGTCAATGAGGATGCGGGGGCGGGCGGAGTTGTCGAAGAACGTCCACCCGGCGGCGTCACCTTTGAGCGGCACGAAGCGCAGAAGCCAGCGCTTGCCGTCAATCGTGATGTGGTGATCCTCCGGCACGGGCCGCCTCCTTCCGTGCGTTGGAAATCGCACGGCGAACCAGCACCCTACCGGCAGCGTCAAGGAACGGCAGTTTCCGCTTCGTCGCCTCCTCGCGCAGCCAGCCCACGATCTCGTCGAGGTGGGCCTCGCACCACTCGCAGCCCTCTTGATCCATGCGCTTCGCCCGCGCGTTGCAGGAGCAGTTCGGCGTGGCGGTGATGCCGACGAGCTTCAGGAGCTTCTTCAGTTCGGTGCCGGGGCCGCTGGTGGGGCCGGGGGGCTGCTGGGAGGGGATGGCCTGCGGAAAAAATCCAGGCTTCGGCTCGCGCGGGTAACTGCTGTGCGTCTCGTCCACCGTGATCGTGTCGCCGTCCTCGCTGACGATGCACGGGCGCACTTCGTCAAGCGTGTAGCCACGTTGGCGACAGCGGGCGGCGAGGTGTTGGAGTTGGCAGGCGATCATGGCAGCGGATTGAGAAGGCAATGGAAATGCGCCACTCCAAAGATGTCGTAGGAGCCGGGAGGGGAACTCTCCATCTGCTGACATCCGCAATCGGAACCTTGGCAATCTAAAACGCCCTCGCAAGAGGCGGGCTCTAAAGGAAGCCCATACCCCGTACCTGTGCCACTGCACAGCACGTTGCAACTGGCGTGAACTACGGCATCGCCCCAGGCAATATGCAACTCCGAAGAATCGTTAACGGCTCCAGCCACGCGCTCAAAGTAACGAAGCGTATTCCCGCCCACTGACCAATATTCTTCGATGTTCGCTTCGTCAGGGAACGCAATCCATTCTCCTGTAATTATTCCACAGCCGCCTGGTGGCAGCGTGAACTTGTAGTAGCGGGCCTCAGAGACAGTGCCCTCAACATAATCAGCCTCTGTTTGTCCGTCGCCAACTGGTCGAAATTCCTCAAACTGTACATGTCCGCTTTGCGCTATGGTGATGCGGGCAAAGAATTTTCCGTCCCCGTCGCATTGAACATCGCTCGCCTTTCCAAGATTTGCATAGACTGTCCCGACATCGCCCTCAATGCCGATCCCGGGAATGCTTCTTCCGCTAAACGGGAGGTTGAGTGCTGCGTCTGCTGCTTCCAGCAGTTTCCCATTGACGTAAAAGTAAAAGGGGCCGGTGCAGGTGCAGCAGGGGGGACTACAACACGGACACGCCATAGTCTCACCCGAATGTTAGGTACGTTGCCGTCGCGGTAGTGCCGAGAATCGTAATGGTCTGCGTGCTAGACATTGAAATGCTGATGGCCGTGGCCGTTTGCGCGGTAACAGTAATAGTGCAGTCGGTCGTGTTGAGCGCAGCAGAAACGCCGGTGACAAACGTGAGTTGCGAAGTGCTTTCAGGGCTAAAGAAAGTAGCCCTTGCGGTGCTCGCCACAAACACCGCCGTCGCCGTCGCCATCGGCACGTCGATCAGATACCACGCCGTGCCGTCTTTCGCGATCGCGCAGTCGCGGGTGATAGCTGCCGTGTTCGTGATTGGAAAAAACAGATTGACCACCGAAGCGGCGTTCGGCGTTGCCGTCTGATTTTTGAACGTCACCGTCTTCGTGCCATTGATCGACCACGAGCCGGTGAAGGTGGCCATGCGGAAGGTCTTGCGGCTTGCGCCCTGCTGGATCGCATCGAACGACAAGGCCCGCCCGCGCGTCGGCGTCAGTTCAGCGGCGCGCACCACATTGGCGATCCGCTCGGCGGACTCGCGAGTGAACTGTACGGCGTCGCGGTCGCTCGGCGTCATGTTGGCGGCGTCCCGAAGACCGTTGCGAAACTAGCCTCGGGATTCACGCGACGATTCAATACCGTCGCGTTCCCCGTCATGTTCAGGCCACCGCTGCCGTTGAGCCCCACGGGATTCGGCGATGGCACCCACTCGCTGTTCTCAAAATCAAACACCATCGCACGACGTTTCTGCCCGCCGTCGATGAAGTTGTAGCCCACGTCTGGCAGCAGCATATTGTGGCCGCTCTGGCGGTAGGCCAGAGTGGCCGTTGCCTTCCAATACTTCACGACACTGCCGCCAAACTCCTCGTACTCGTAGGTGGTGTCGATGCCAGCCACGCGGATCGTGTGGGCGGCGCAGCCGAAGTAGCTGGCGTCGTTCACGCTGTTGTTCGCGGCGTACCAGCCAGACGGGAACGCGGCGAAGTTCTTCGTGACCTTCATCAGCACCACGCTCTCGGTGGTCATCAAGCCGGGATAGAAGTCGAAGGCCGAGTTCGTCAGCGGGTAGGTCGTGCCGTTGCCGCTGCCGTCGAAAAAACGCAGGGCCGGAAACTCGCCGCTGCTGCCCTCAAAACTCCACACGGCTGGGCGCGAGGTCGGCGTCACGAACTCCTCGTCGCGCACGACGCCGTATTCCAGCACTACCTCGACGTGATAGGGCGAACCCTCAAATCCTTCGTTGATCCAAAGCTTCCGCAGCTTCCACGCCGCAAGACGCGGGTGCGGCTCGCCGAAAATCGCAGAGGTCGCGATCACCCCCGTGGTCGTGTTAAAGACGGCGGCCAGGATTTCCAGTTCCGTCGCCGGGTCGTTTTGCAGCGTGCCGTCGGCGAGAACGCAGACAACCCGACGCTTGACGATGGCGGGCCTGCCGACCTCACGCTCGAACGTCTGCGCCAGCTCCTTCGTCGATACAACGCTCATGCGTTACCCCATTCTCGCCGCGCCGACGATTGCCACCGGCTGGTTGAAGTAGTTGGCCGAGGCCCCCGTGATGCCCGCAGCGATAGAGTTGAGCAGCCGCGTCTGGAGCCGGGCCTCGATGAGCGCCGGGTCTTGGGCCTGTGCGGCAACGTCCTGCACGAGCGCTTGCCCCTCAGCGGTGCGAATGTCGGCGACGTTTACGCTGGCGTTCGTGGGTCGCGTCAGCGCCTCCATCCGGCGGGCCTGCTCCTCCGCGACGCGGGCGCTCTGGGCCAGGGCGGCGTTCGCACCGGCGTAGGCGTTCTGGAAGCCTTGCAGGAAGGCGTCGTTCTGGCGGGCGACGAGCGATTGGAACTGCTGGGCGGCGGAGGTGCCTTGCTGGAATTGCTGAACGGAGATGCGTTCGGCCTGCTGACGGCCGTCGATGATGCGCTGCTCGGCACGCTCTGCCTGTCGCAGTTGGTTCAGGCGGGCGACGCCAGCACGAAGCCCGCGCAGGTCGCCGGTCTCGCGGGCGTTCTCGCGTGCCGCATCAAGCGCCCGCTCTTGGGTCTTGATGCGATCCCGAATCGCCTGGATGTTCAGTTCGGCCTGCTTCTCGCGTTCCTCGCGCTCCTTCACCGCCTCAAGTTCAGCCCGCTGACGGTTGTCTAACTGCGCCGCGAGGATTTGATCGACCCGATTGTTCGCGTCGACCCTCGCTTGGAAGACGAGTTGCGCGTTTTCCTGCTCACGCCGCTTCAGTTCTTCGAGGCGGGCCACATTGTCTTCAAAGAGTTTCTGCTGCTGGGCGACCAATCGCTGATACACATCGACCGCGAGCCCGCCGGGCTGCCGGGCCAGCGCTTGCGCCCGCGCGACGCCATCCTCCAACTGCTTGGCCGCGATGGCCCCGGCGTTGCCGAACTGCTCCACCTTCGTGATGAGTTCGTCAACGGCCCTGTCGGTCTCTTGAAACGCTGGGCTGAACCCGCCGGTAAAGCCCTGCTCAGTCGCCTGCTGTAGGTCTTCGGCTGCCGTGCGTAGCCCTTCGACGGACGCGAGCCGCGCCCGGGCGGCCGCCTCGTCTTCGTTGCGTCGCTCAATGATGGCGGTGTTGATCTCGACCTCAAGCCGGGCCTGCTCTTCGGCATAGTCGAGGATCTGCTGCTCAAGCGTCGATCTCTCTTGCGTTGCCTTGAGAAGAGCGTCCACGCGAGCCGAGGCCGCGTTAGAGATTTGTGCGTTGCCGTTGGCGATCTCCCGCTGTTGCTCGGCGATCTTCTGCAGTTGCAGGATCCGCTCTTCGCCAGCCCGGGCAAGGTCACCGAACGGGTTGACGCCCGCAATCTCCTGCCGCACGCGGGCGATTTCTCGCTCCAGCCGCAGCACGTTCTGCGCGGCTTCGGCCCGCTGGGCGTCGCCGTCGAAATTCTGCTGAATCCGCTGCTGCTCGATGAGTGCGTCGGATGCGTCGCGGTCGGCCTGCACCTTGCGGCTGACCTCCTCGGCCGCGCGGCGGGCGAGGTCGATCTGCTGGCGATATTGCTCGTTGGCCCGCTCAATCGACTTTGAGAACGCTGCCTCGTCAATGATTCGCTTGTTGAACCGCTCCCGCAGCCCTTCGACCACGCGGTCGTACTCGGCAAACGCACGAGCACCGGCCACGCCGAACCGCTCTGCCTCAAGCGAGGCACGCGAGAGTTGTTCGTTGACCGACTTCATCGCTTGGTCGAAGTCTCTGGCGAAGCCACGCTCCAGCGGCTTCTCCGCCTCGCGCCGCACCTTGCCGACGGCTTCCGTCGTTTTCTCGGCGGTGCCAAACACGAAGTCGATGCTGTTGTTGATTTGCTCAAACGCAAACCCGACGATCTTGAGGCCGTCGGCGAAGCCGTCGATGAAGGGCTGGGCCACACGGAGCAGGCCAGTGAACACCCGCGAGGCGGTGCCGAAGAACTCGGCAAGTGCGCTTGTGCCGCTCGCCACCGCGTCGATAAACGGCTTGAGCGTGGTTAGCGACAGACCAGCGAGCGAGGTCTGCAAATCGTCAAACGCTGACCCGAGCGTTGCGATCAAGTCGAAGTCGGCACTACTGAGCGTCGCACCGAACCGAGCGATCGCACTCTCCGCCTCCGTGAACGCGCTGAAGCCTCGCCGCAGCGTCTCGCCAGACTTACCCAGCAGTTCGACTTGTAGGGCCGATCGGCGAGCCGGGTCTTCGATCTTCGCCAGGGCTTCGGCCGTCTGCTCTGCGAGCTGCACCGGCGTGCTGTTGGCGAGGGCTTCCTGTGAGATGCCAAGTTCGCGAAACGCCGCGGCCGCATCCCCGGACCCTGCGCGGGCCTTGTCGATCGTGACGGCAAACTTCTGGACGCCGCTCGCCAAGGCATCAACCGACGTGCCAGTGCGCCGCGCCGCTTCGTCCAACACCTGAATCGTCTGGAAGTCTGTCCCGGCCTGCTGGGCCGCGAACCCGAGAGCCTCGACGCGGCCTTCAAGATCCCGCAGCCCTGCGATGATCGACGCCGCAGCGGCACCAAAGCCCGCGATGGCAGCCACGCCCGCACCTACTGGCGTGGCAAGGGCTCCGAACGAACTGCCCAGCGTCTCCACCGAACGATTCAGGCCACCGGCCGCGAGCTTCTCAAAGCCTTGCACGGCTCCAGACAGGGCAGACACTCGCCCAGCGACGGCCCCCATGTTCCCGGGGAGCAGCGACAGAAGCCCGCTCAGTTCTGAGAGCTGGAGGTTTGCCTGACGGCTCGATGCGGCAAGCGCTTGCTGCGATCCCGACGCGGCCTTTTGGGCATCGGACAGTTGCACAAGCGACTGTGCAGCACGGTCGATGTCGATAGACCCATCGCGGGCGTTTTCTGCGAGCACTCGGATCAGCCGGGCCGCGTCTTCGGACGATGAAATATCGACGCCCGCAATACCGGCCAGCGCACGCTCGAAGGTCGGAGCCTGGATGGCACCGGCCTGCAGTTCCTCAACCAGAAGCCTGATCCTGCCCGCGGCTTCGTCTTGGTTGGTTGCAAACTGCTCCGTGGTTCTAATGCCGCGCTCAAACACGTCCATCACGCCAGACGCTTCGACAGTGACCTTCGCGAACGCTTCAGCGCTGCGGCGAACCGCATTGTTGAAGTCGTCCTCGCCGAGTGCGCCGTTCGCGCGGAGGCGTTGATACTCCGCGATTTCTGCGTTGTATGTGTTCTGCGCTCGCTGCGACGTGGTCAGGCTGGCCTCAACGATTCGAGCCGCCCTTGCGATGTCCTGCGCCTGCTGCCGCTCGGCGGCAGCGATTGCGGCAGCTCTTGCCCTAGCCGACTCTGCCGCCTGCCTGTCCAAGCCGAGCCTTTCGATGGCGACGTTGTTCAAGGCCGTCTGGTCGATCGCGCCGGATTTCTGCAGTTCGACCAATCGAGCGATTTCGTCCGCGACAACCTTCGTCTGGTCGCCATATTGCCGTTGGATGCGAGCGCCTTCCTCAAGGAGTGACTGTCGCTCGCGCTCCGCCGCTGCCGCTGCGGCCGTGGCTCCAGAAGTCTCCTCCACGGCGCGGCGGTACGTCTCCTCCGTAATAAGACCGGCTTCAAGCACGACCCTGTATCGCTCCAGCGAAGCCTGTCTGCCCTCCTGCTCCGTAGTGACGGACGCGGTAATGCGGGCGGCCTCTTGCCGCAGCGCAGCGAGATTCCTCTCCGCATCAACGGCAGCTTGGGCAGACCGGGCGTTTTCGCCACTAAGGTCGGCGCGAGCCCGGGCCGCCGTCTGCTCAGTGATTGCGCCCTGCTCAAGAAGGGCCGCAATCTCCCTGAGTTGGGCGGCCCTGTCTTCCTCCGCCGTCGTGTACCTCTGAGTGATCTCGATTCCACGCTCAAAGGCATCGGCTGTCTGTTGCGCCTCCTCCCGTAGTTGGGCGAACGCAGCGGCGTATTCCTGCGGCCCGACGACACCAGCCTTAAACTGATCGGCGAGCGTAGCAAACTTCTCGGTGAACTGCTCCTGCGCCCGGGCCGCGGCAGCCGACGCCGCCGTGAACGGGGCGAAGACGGCCGTGGCCCGCTCCGCCTGCGCACCGATCCTCTGCAGCGCCTTGTCAACGGGATCAAGCGACTTCGCGAGCGATGAGGCATCGCCCGTCACCTTCAACGCGAGTCCGAGAATCGTTGACACTACTCAACCCCGAGCGCTTTTTTGAGGTCTAAAATCACGTCGCGAGCCTGGGCCGGATGCTGCGGCGGCTTTTCGATGGGGTTGAAGTCCGAAGCCGGTGGAGTCTTGCCTTTCGCACAGTGCGGTGCGAGCACCGCCGACACGACAAGGCCCGTCTCCGCCCAGGAATCGGGGATCGCCTCAAAGAACCGCGTGTAAGCCTTCCATTCCGTAAACTCGCGACTCGACATCCGAGCCATCAACTCCGCCACCGTCATCTTCAGGTGCCCGGCGAGCGCGAAGGCGAACCTCCGCGTCTCGGACACGTTCAGTCTTTTCCCAACTCCTCCACATCGCCCTCCGACATCGCGTTGTGCTTCATCGCACGGTCGAAGAGCCTCGTCATCACGGCGGCGCTCTTCTTCCCGAGCTTCTCGACTTGCTCGCGCGTGAAGAGGAGGTCTCCCTTTTCGTTGCACAGCACCCGCTGGAGGTACTCCGTGCGGAAGTTTTCGATGCCGGTGTCGCGCTTGCCGATCCACATGCGCTCGTAGGCGTCACGCTCGGCAACCGTCATTACGCGGATAAACACGGACCCGCCCCACTCTTTGACCTTCACTTCAAGGAGGGAGGCGTCGTCGGCGGCGAGGATCTGGTCAGCGGTCAGGCTCATTTGTCTCTACTCCATAGCGATGCGGAAGGTGGCCGCGTAACGCGCGACATCGTTCACCTTGCCAGCCATCTGCAGCGATTCGCAAATCGCTTTGGTCGAGTAGGTCAGACCGCCACCCTGAATCGACAGCGTGGCTTTCTTCCCGTACTCGGAGACTGCAATCGCGGCAGTAGACAGGCACTTGAGAGATATAGTGCCCGCGTCAAGCGACCACGTGCTCGCCCGCGCGAGCGGCAGGCTGCCGCCCACGCGGGTGTCGATCTCGGTGACCTCACCGAGAGTCTGGCCGCTCCACGTGACGCTGATTCCCGTGCATACGTTCGCCATGACGGGCCTCCGTCAGACGACTACACGCGGGCGATACGGATGGTGGCCTGACCGCGGATCGCGTCGTTCGTCGCCAGCGTCAGCGTTGAGGCGTTGACCGTGTAAGCCACGCCGCTCAGCAGATTGTTGCCACCAGTGATGATGGTGCACGTGCCGGTCGAGGCGTCCGCGATGATGTTCGTGCCGAGGTAGTCGAACTGCACCGTGCGGCCGGTGTCGCTCGTGCTGCCCTGCAGCGGCCGGTCGATGGTCTTGATGCTCGCGCCGGTCGTCAGCCCCAGGTGCGAAACGTCGATCTTCTCTTGGTCGGCGGTCGGGTCGGTGTACGAAATGACGATGTTGGTGACCGTGTAGAGGGCGGCTCCAAGCCGAAGCGAGGTGCCGACTCCATCATGCGGGGTGGCTGACATTGTTCTAAATCTCCTTCCAGATGATCGAGTACGTTTGCGACACCGAATACACGGGCGGCGTGTCGCCACCGGCTAGCTGCACGAACCCGTCCGACTCGTTATCGAGCGAGACGTTGTTCACTACGATTGAGTCTGACTGAGCGGTGCCGTACCCATCCAGACACACCCGGCACTTGTCGGCGAGTTCCCTTACTGCCTCGTAGGTCTCGGCGTACATATCGAGCGAGAGAATCACTGTCGGCATCCCCATCGGGCCGGAAAGCGTGTGCTGCCGCTGGACGCCGCTGCGGCGGTAGGTGAGGAACGGGATGTCGGCGCTGGCGGGGGCGAGCACCGGAAACACCCGGGTGCCCACGACGGCCGCGACGGCCGTGTTCGCCACCAGGGCGTTGCGAACCACGACCTCGGGGCTTTTGAACGACATACCCGCATCATGCCGCCTAGGTAGGCGATGCTTGCAGCGTCAGCCCCCGGCGTTCGTCAGCGCGCCGGTAATTGAGCCAGACCCGCGGAAGACGAGCGTCTTGACCGCCGCCTCCAGTGAAATCCGCAGTTCCGACTGCAGCCGCTCGGCCACCAACCCCTTTGTCTGGTTCCATGCCGTCTGGACCGGCGGCAGCCCCGCCCGGCCACCGGGCTGCACGGCGGGCAGGATGATCGGCGTCGAGGACCGCTTGAAGAACGCTTTCGGGGTCGGCGGGTTGGTCGTGAACTTCTTACGGTCGCCCCGCACCTTCTGAATTTCAAACGGCCCCAGTTCGTTGAAACTGCTCGCGAAGTAGGAGGGCCGCAGTTCCGTGACGTTGTGGGCACTCACCGCGTGAGCAGTCACGGGGTGGGCACGCACTGTCACCGGCTTCCCGTTGCGGATCCGCGTGTGGGCCTTTCGCAGGAATCCGCCCTTCACGTAGGAACTGCGGAAATACCGCTTCGGAGGTGTCGGCTTGTCGATGACCCGGGGCTTGGTCCCGAACTCAAGCCACCACTGATGAAACGCCCGGTCAGGACCGGCTTGGATCGTGCCGCCCTGCGCGCTCTGGCTGTCATCGGCACCAGCCCGGCGATACCCGAAGAGCGCGACCGCGTTTCCAGTGCGAGCGTAGGTCTTCACTTTCAGATCGACCGCCCGGCGCATGTTGCGAGTCGGGCCAATGGGCGTCACCTCGCCCAGCCTGAGAAACGCCGGGTATACGGCCTTATAGAGGGCATCGCCGAGGAGTTGGGCCGCGGCGGCCTTGTCGCCCAGATTGCGGATCCCCGCGCGGAGTTTCTCTAGTTCGGGGAACTCGACGCTGATCTTGGCACCGGCAACGGCCATCAGCTCGTCTCCTGGCAGATCAACTCGTGAACGCTGCGGTTGTCGTGCTCCAGAATCGACATGATCTCAAGCGTGCGGCCCCGCCACAGAAGCCGCATCTGGCCGGTGAGCCCGGGCAGATACCGCATCCGCACGCGGTGCGAAATCTCAGTCTGCTGCTGGCCCGCTAGGAGCAACTCGCGAGCCGTCACGCCTTCGACGCTGGCCCACACGGTCGCGAACTCGCTCCACGTGGGGATGGGCTCGCCGAGCGTGTTGGTCGTCTGCGTGGCGACCTGGGCCGTCACCCGCTCGCGCATCTGCCCGGCGTTGATCACGTGTAAGACCCCCACGACACGGTATCGAGTAGAGCCTTCGCCCCGGGTGGCAACTGGGCATCCCCACGGCCGTCGTAGAGGGCCAGGATCGTCATCAGCATGGCCGACTTCACCCGCTGCGGAACGTCAGCCGACGAGCCGTAGCCCGCCCACCACGTGACCGTGACAGAGTTGGTGTCCAAGAGGTGCGAGGGCCAGGAGCCGTTGTAGAGCGTGCGGATCCGCCCCGGGGTGGCGTCGCGATCCACCCGGTACTCGGTGGGCGGTAGCGTGACGGTCTCGCCGGTCGAGGCGGTGTAGGTGACGGCGACGGCGGTCGTCGTCGCACTCATTGGCGGGCGGGGCAGTTCGATCTCCGGCGGGAATGAGTCCAGCCGCATGACGTATTGCTGGGTCACAAGGCTGCGGTCGAGGTAGTCCTCGACAAGCTCGCGAGCCGTCTGGATGTAGCCCACGATCAAGGAATCGTCGGCTTGCGAGTCCACGCGGCAGTGTGCCTTGGCGTCGGCCAGCGACACGGGCTCGACAACCGGGGCGGTCGTGCGTTTGAGGCTGCGGTATCTCACGGCTTTCTCCGGGGGTTCAGGTCGGCCGTCTCGGATCGCTCCTCAACGGTCGCCGTCTCGATCAGATTCCGCTGCCGCTCCTCGACCGCGTAGCCGTCGGCGATCAAGAGCCGCCCGGCTGAATCCTCAATCTCGATCACGTCGCCCTTGCGGTACGACCTGACTACCTTGACCAGTTTTATTTTCATTCCTGCGGCAGGCTCCATGCAGTTTTCGGCGGCTTTTTCGTCTCCTGCCACTCGGTCGTGTACTGGAAGACGGGCGAGGCGAAATTCTTGCCGGGCCACGTGACTACGTATTCGCCGTGCCCGATGCACACGCGGGGCGTCACGTAGAGCCGGTTGCCAGATGCCTTCCACTGCCGCCAAAAGCCAATATCAGCATCAGTACGGCCGTCATGCCACGAGCCATTCGGATCGGGCGTCTCCTGAAACCACGGCTTCTTCATCCGCTTCAAAGCGGCGGTGCTGATGATCGTGCAGCCGAAATGCGCCGTATCGACTTGCTGGACCGGGGCACCGAACCACTCAATCGGCAGGCTCGTCGTGCCGCCCTCCGGCGGGTTGTCCAGCGTGTCGAGGAGCGTGAGCATCGGCCTGCCGTCCTCTCTTTTCGTCTGCAGCGGGGCGAGGGCGTCGCACTGGAAGGTCATCGCCATCGCGAATAGGTGCTCAATCGACTCGCGACTTACGAAGCTGTCCATATCTAGCGTGATGATGTACTCGGTCGTGTCTTGGAACTGCTCCAGCATTCGCGTGAGCACCTGACTCCAAAACGCCCCCTGGCCGAGCGTCGGCCGGATGTGCAGCGGCATCATCGACTCGATGAACCCGAACACGTTGATGAGCGGCCCGAAACGCGGCCCCGACAGGATCGCCTCGCACCGCACCTCGACCGACGAACCGCCGACTTGCACAAGCATGGATCGCTCCAAAAAGAGAAACGGCGGGGCAGGCGATTGCCTACCCCGCCGTTCACTTTGGTCACGCTGTCAAGCGATCAGCCGACGGCCTGCGTGTTGACGCCCTTGCTGGTCGCGTCAACCGGACCCGCCTCGCCCTTCGACAGGCGAGCGACGGTCACGACGCCGCACGCGCTGGCGGGGGTCGCGTAGACCGTCAGGTAACGCTTCTTGCCGCGGAGATCCACGTCGAAGCGGTGGGAGTAACCCACGCCGCCCGTCGCGGTCGTACCGGCGGCCACGGCGTAGTCGGTCCCGCCGACCATGCCGCTGATGTTCGTCTGCCCCGAGCCCGACACGTCGGACTGAGCGAGACGAAGCACCGTGGCGGCAGCCGTGGGGCCGCTTGCACCGGCGAAGGGGGAAAACGCAACGTCAATCGACGCGTAGGCAAATCCGAGCGTGTCGATTTCGAGCGAGTGAGTAGCGGACGAGGCGACGTTCGTCTCGACCTTCTCAACGCTCCGGGTGGCAGCAACGTGGTTCATAGGGTCAGGGTCTCCTTGAGGGGGTCGAAATTAGGCGGCGAACTTGAGGGCGACGATCGGACCGGCCACCGTGGTCGAGCCGAGGTCGTGCACCACCATCGCGTTGCGGGTGGTCGCAAAGGTCAACGTCTGGTCGAACTCGATGTACCGCTCGCTGGCGGTACGGATCGAGACGGCCCGCCGCTCGCCGAACGTCGCGGCCTGCGAGAGGTCGCCGAACAGGCAAGCCACCTTGCCGCCCGTGCCGGTCAGATCGCTGGTGAGCGAGTGAACGAGCACAACCGGGAAGCCGAGGAACTGGAGGCCAGCACCGCCCGCGATGTCGGCCACGTTGTTGCCAGCCGAGGCCACCATGAGCCGCAGCATCGACGCACCGTAACCGGCCGGGCTCACGTAAAACTTGGCCTGCCGACGGGCGTAGAGCGGGAGGCGGCTCACGAGGTCCGTGAACGACTTCAGCTCCAGCTCCGCGAAGACGTTGTCGCCGCTCGGGGCGGTGACGACCGACTTCGAGTGAGCCGACTTCAGGATCTTCGTGGACACGCCCTCGACACCGTGGTGGGCCGAGGTGCCGTCGCCCGCCCAGCCCGCGTTGTCGAACGCTTCGGCGTAAGCCTGGGCGATCTCCACCGCCATCGCGTCGGCGAGGTCGATGATCGAGTCTTCAAGCAGCGAGTTGGGCACGCGGTTGGCCACGCCCCAAATCTTCGCGTTCAGTTCGATGTTGTCGAACGTCACGTCCGAAGCGGTCACTTCGACGTTCTCACCGACGGGCCTCGCCGCAAGGCCGCCGGTCCGGCGGGCCACGACGAGCGTGTCGGAGTTCATCGACACACGGCGAGCGTTCGCAGGGAAGGAGCCGAACTCCTCCACGAGCCGGATGATCTCGCTTGACATCTCGGGGCTGGTCAGCACGCCGCCGAGACTGTTGATGCCACCGGCCTGGGCACGCTGCTCGACACCGTGGTCGGCACACCACCGACGGGCCTCGGCATCGCCGAAGACATAGCCGCGGAGGTGCATACCGGCGCGGTACGCGGTCTCGGAATCCTTGAACGCGCGAAGGACGCCGTGGCTCTTCGGCACGGCATGGACGGTACGCTTTTCCACGGGGGTCTCCTCGGTGGGGGTCTCAATCGCCTTGACGGGTGCGGAACGCTCCAGCACGGACCGCAGTTCGGCTTCCTTGGCCTGGACGCGCTGCACGAACTCGATCCGCTCGCGGAGCTTGTCGGCCTTCACTTCGAGCGAGCGGAGCGACGCCTCCTGCTCCTCGGTCATCGGGGCCGCGTCTTCGCCCTCGGGGGCGTCCTCGGTCATCGCCTCCATCTCGGCGACAACGGCAGCCAGTTCATCGAGCAGAGCCTTGAGCTTTTCGACAGCCACGTGAGCGTCTCCTGTGTTCGGGTATTGCGGCGACCGATGCCGCCGATACCCTCACGCTATGGAGACACGCCCCAACCCTTGCAGAAAAAGATGGGCGGGCAGTAAACGAACCCTAGCCCGCCTTCGCGCGGCGAACCTCGACCGCGGGCAGCACGTGCTTGTCGGTGCAGCCGCAATCGCGGCAGCGCAAGTACCGAATTTGGTACTCCCCCTGCCGCTGGCTGGATGCGACCAGCAACCGGCCCGCGGTGCACTTGGGGCAGGAATCCCCGCTCTTAGCGGCCATGCGTCCTCAAGAAGTCTTTGATCTGGCCGATCTTTCCGATGGCGGCAGTGTGCTTCGCAATCACGTGAGCCTGCCGCTTGAGGAACTGATCATAGGAACGCTTGGCAACGGCCACGTCGCTATCGGGGTAGGCCGGGAACGTGGTCGGGGAAACGTCAATCAGCGAATCGACCCGCTTGATCGTCCGCACGCTGCGGCCCTCTTCCATGCTCCACTCATCACCACCTGACGAGACTTGGAACGCGAACGACGATCCCTTCACGATCCCCGCCCGAATGTTCGCGGCGATGTCGCGGCCGTAGGTCGTGTCGGGCACCGGGAACTCGTACCGCAAGCCCACGTCGTCCACGGTCAGCCGCAGCGTCTCGGGGTAGCGGGCGAGGGGGAAATTCGGGTCGTGGTTCCACAAGGCCCGGGTCTGGAGCGGCTTCTTGCGGCCGCGACGCTCGGAGACAAGGCCGAACGCACCGGGGTCCAGGCGTTCCACGAAGTCGCCTAGGTCGAGGGACAAGACGCCGAACTTGGCGGCGTAGCCGACGATCCACTCGCGGGACTCGTCGCCGCCTTCATCACTCCGCGTCTCGACAGCGAGCAGCGGCGTGTCGGATTCGATCTCGTCAAGGATTAGGGATCGGCGTTCGATGTTCATTCTCTCGCTCCTGTTGTCGCTTGCCATCAGTACACGACCCCGTCTTCCTCTGGCGGCTCGTCTTCAATCACAAACGTGCCTCCCAAGAAATCCACAACGCTAGACGCTGCCCAGCCGATTCGAGTGCCGTAGGCGGGCGAGTCGTAAGACGCATCGGCCGCCTCTACCATCGACTCAACAGCGGCTTTCAGTTGCGGCGAGATGCGACCGGAGACGACGAAACGCGGCCCCGTCTCGGCGACGGACTCCGACAGTTCGATCACTGTTTCACCGGCAGTGATTACAGCCTTCACGCTCGGGCCTTTTTCTTTTGTCTCGACTCGTTCAATAACCGTCCCGTCATTATGCCAGTAGTGAAGGCAAACCATTCAGGGTCGGATTTCGCAAACGCCGCCGGATCTTTCTTGAGCAACTCCACGCCCATCGAAATCACTTCGGTGCTGCCGCTTGTGTATCGCTTTCCGGTGTAGTGAGCCCGGTGCTCTGCTTCCTTGTCGTCATACCCGGCAGCAAGGTGCGCCTTCTTGAAATCGTCCGGTGCACCGCGCTCGTCGCTCTTGTAGCCGCGGCCAAACTTGCTGCGAAACGAAACCTCCTGCGACCCGGCGGTGCGTCGCGTCCTGAACTCTTGAGCCAGCCGGGTAGCTTCCGGGTTGTACTCAACGCAATGCCCGATCTCGTGGGCGATCACGCTTGGCGATTCGCGAGAGGAGACAACGACCTCGGGAACGCCGGTAGGCTCAAACGTCTCTCTGTCAAAGCCGCCGCGTCTCGCATAGGCCCGCACATTGCCGCGCATTGAGAGATTTGGCTGCAACGCCCCAGCATGAATAGCCGGATTGGTGTGCTCAAGCATGAAAGCGTAGGCGTCTGCCACTCTAGCCCTGGCCTCCGGGTCTCTGACCTTCTTGAGCCTGTCGGCGTGAGTCTTCTGGATTGTCGCCTTGGATGATTCGTAGATGGTCGCGAGGCCGTCCGTGCCTGCAATCTCCAGAATCTCCCGAGAGATTTCTTGACGCAACACTTCGCGGCCTGCCTTGGCTCGATCTTGTACGGCAAGTTCTCGCTGCTGCCTTGCGGATTGATACGCATCTTTGTTTTTTGCGTGTGCCTGCGCCGCAGCCTGCATCTGCTTGTCTATCCGATCAAGTGCTCGCTTCTTTGACGCGCTGCCTGGATCTTTATCAAGCGCATCTCTAGCGGCAACCCACGCCGTATCGAATGAACGTATTTTGTCGAATGCCTTGGCGGTAGCAGCCTTCGCCTTTTCCTCTTTCTTCGTAGCCGCATCGATCTTCTTTGAGACCTTCGCGTCTACGGCGGCGAGTTTCTTCACGATCGCGGCAGAAGACTTTGCCGGATCAAAGCCCTTTTTGCGACCGCCCTTGCGTGGCTTGTCGCCCGTTTTCTTCGCTGGCTTCGCACCCTTTTTGACGCCGCCGCCCTTATCGCCAGACTTGCCCTTGCCCTTGTTCGATGGAGGGCATGAGTTATCCGGCGGCGATGCACCTTTGCACCATGCGCGGGCGTCTACGGACCTAGATTTGACCTTCTTGATCGCGTCAAGAATGTGCTGGGGCTTCTGCCACGACGGCGAGCCCAGCGACTTCTCAGTGGATACAAACTTCTCCAAAGCCATTAGTTTGCTTCCGCCTTATAGTCCTCGTCTTCATCGACATACAGAAAGATTTTCGTTTTTGTCTTGACGACCCGCTGGATTCGCATTCGCGACGGCGGTCGAATGACTTCCTTCTCGTCAAGCGAATCGTTTGTGTTGACAAGGCCGACGCGAGGTTTTCGCGCGACAAGCACGATGCTGGGCCTGTCTACGCCACTGCTAGACGACGATCCTCCGCTGAAGTTCTTGGCGGTGCCCCTAGACGTTGTCCAACTGTTGCAGCCTTCATGCACAACGTAGCCGTCCTGCAACATCTGATTTAGCGTCACCTCCGGCACACGGATTCCGCGGTACAGTTGCATGCAGCAGGCAAGAGTTGAGGCTGCCGTACCGCTTTCTAGCTCCCGGCGCATGGACTCTACAGCGGCCGACCGCGCCTCGTCGCGAAGCTTTTCCACCTCTCCCTCGACCTCCATGCGCTTGTCGTTCATCCACTCATCCTTTGACTCTTCCTGCTCGTCTTCTGACAGGGAATCCCAATCTTGATTCCACTCAGTCTTATCCAGTTCCTCCCACTCGCGCTCTGCCTCGAACATCCTGTCATCAACCATTAAGGATGCCGTTTCGCTGTCGAAAGATCCGTGGTCAAAGCCGTAAGAGTCGATAACCTCGTCGGCGTTGCTGTTGTTTACATCTTGGCCTGTGAAGTATTCGTATGCCGCCCCAGCGTATGCCGCCACCGTGTTGCTGTCTTCCACGTCTAAGTCGGCGCTTTCCTGCATCTCCTGGGCTTGGTCAAACTCCACGACAAGGCCGCGGTCTTCGCCGTCGCGTTCAATCTCATCGAGGTATTCCTCGCCGTTCACGTCGGAGCGGTCAGTCTGCACGATGTCGCCAGCCTCGCTCTTGATCGTCGTGCTGCTGGCGGCATCGTCGGCCGATGTCCCGTGCGGCGGTCGAGAGGAATCGTCATCGCCGCCGCCACCGCCCTTATTCGTCGCACAGGAATTGTCGATCCCGCCGCCTTCACCCGTCGGGCAAAAGCCGCGCCGCTCAATCACCGCCTGCACAGCCCGCAGAATGCGGACGCACCGCAGCACGGCGTCGGCGTCTCCCTGTCGCGTTGGGCGAAAGACGGCGATCACTTACGGCGGCTCCGCGACTTCGGCTTGTCCTCGCACTCGTCGCACGGCTCCGCGGGCGTGATCGTCTGCGGGCTGTCATCCACCCACACGTCTACGTCGATGCCAGCCGCCTGGGCCGCGTCGGCCTTGAGCGTGTCGCCACCCACCAGCAATACCTGAGAGAACGCCTCCGCGTAGTCGCCCAGCGCGTCCGTCACGGTCTGGCGGTCCTCCTCGGGGCGGCGGGAGATCATCACGACCGTGTTGCCTTCGGACACCGCCTTGCGGGCGAACTCGCCCCACATGGTCGGGTCTGCCGCAAACGTGCGGTCGAAGTCTATGCTGATCGTGAGGGCACGAGACTCGACCGATTGCGAGCGGGCCGCAGGGGGCGCTGCCGCCGGGGCTGCGGGAGCCTGTGGCGGCTCTTCCTGCTTGACCGCGACGCCTTGCAGGATCGTCTCGACACGGGCCGCAGACAGCACAGGGAACGCTGCAGCGATGATCGCCCTGGCGGCATCCACCGACAGCATCCCGTCGGTGATTTGCTTGACCACGGTCAGGAGCGACGAGACCTCCGCCGTCGTCAGGCTCGTCTCCGCAGACTCGCCCGGCGTCGCGGGCACCACCGGCTCGCCAGCCGCAGCGGCCAGCCCGCCCTCGACCGCCTGCCCGTCGATGCCGCTGCCCGGCTGCTGCTGGGCCAGCACGTCGCCTTCGGTGGGCTTCTCGCCAAGCGTGCCCATGTTGAGCGGCCGATAGCGAACATCGCCGCCTTCGACCGGGTCCATGTTTTCCAGTTCGCGGATGTCGTCGGTGTTCAAGACGCCGATGTCCCACATTGCCCGGTAGTAGGCCGACCGGCTCGAAGAGTCGCCGCGGAGGAGCCCGCGCACGTCGAACTCGATCAGATACCGATCGTCGTCTTCGATGAGGTCGCGCATGAACGCCGACTCAAATCGACGCAGCCACGGGAGGATCGTGTGCTGCACGAACTCAATGTCGGCCTGGGCACTGCCAGCACCAGACCCGAGTAGATGACCGGGCACCCGGAAGAGTCGGGCGATCTCGTCCAACTGGTAACGCCGCAGCTCCAAAAACTGCGCATCCGAATTGCTCGACTGCGGGATCTCGTAGGGCTTGAGCCCGCCCGTGAGCACGGCCGTGTTGTGGGAATTTCCCACGCCGCCATGACGCCGGTCCCACTGCGACCGCAGCGCCTCGCGGGCCTCCGCGTTCAAGTTGCCGTCCGTCAAGAGTACAAACCCGGGGCGGGCACCGGCTGCGAAAAATCGAGCCCCGTGCAACTCGCAAGCCCGGGCTAGTGCGATGGCGTCCTTGCACTCCTCCACAATCGACATCCCGTTGATGCCGTCGTCGGAGGGGCCGCGAATCTGGAGGATCTGCTCGTTCGAGTAGACCGTCTCCGTGCCCTTGTCTTCGCGGAACTTGTAGCGAATCTTGCCGTTTTCGATCCGCTCGACCTTCATCCGGCTGGGATGCAGCGGCACGATCTGCCCGGCTTTCAATTCCGAAAACGCGTTGCCCCAGAGGCCGACGTGAAAGACGGCCTGCTCCCGCCACTCGAAGCTCGTCTGCCACCCGTTCGGCTGGGCGTGAAGTTGGCGATAGAGCGGCAGTTCGCGGGCGACCCGCTTGCCACCCCCAGGCGTCCGCTCCAAGACGTGCAGCGGCAGGCTCGCCACAGTCTCCGCGATCACCCGCAGGCACGCGAAAACGGCGGCGACTTGGTGGGCATTGTTCGAGTCGATGCGGACGCCCGACGAACTCCGCGAGTCGCCGTCCTCATCCCACATGCGGGCCTCGCCGGGGAGCCAGAGGATGCGGTGTTCTTTGTTCTTGGCGATCATATGAAGAAGATTTCTGGGCCGTTACCGGCCGCGTTCGTGATGCTGTTTGCTTCCCAATAGCCCAGAGCGAATATCAAGGCCACGATGCCGTCGATGCGGCCGGTGCTCTTTTTCTTCACGGGGCGAACGTCCTCGAACGCATTTGTCTCCACCGTGACGCAACCGGCCATCCACGAGAGCACCGGGTTGCCGCCGTGGCGGATCCTCTGTTGGAGCGTCAGCGACTCAAGCAGCTTCGTGGGACTGCTCATGTGCCGAAACCCTTGCCCGTATGATTCCACGTCCAGCCCGGCCCCTTGCAGTTCCACCGACAACTGGACGGCTCCGCTGATGTCCATCAGCACCTTTTGCACTTGGTGCTTCTTTGAGTATTCGAGGACGTATTCGCGGATTGAGGCGTGGTCGATGACGTTGCCGTCCGTCGCCTTGATCCAGCCTTGATTGACCCAGTGCTGGAACGGCTGCCGATCCGTCCGCTCCCGCTCCATGATCAAATCGCGGGGAGCCCAAAACATCGGGTCAATGTCAAACGTGCCGTCTTCGTTGGGGAACAACGCCACGCACGCCGACAAGTCGGTGCTCTTCGACAAGTCCATGCCGATGATGCACTTCCGCCCGGCCAGCGGCTCGACCGGCTCGCCAGAACACGCGGCCCACTTCTCCGGGTCGATCCACCGCTGCGAACTCTCGACCCAGACACCAAGGGAGTAACGCAGCCACCCGTTGAGTTTCGTACTCTTGTTCCTGGCCTCCTGGGCATCCGCGGCGAATGACTCCTCGGTCATGGTGATACCCATGCCGGGATTGCAGCGCCGCCACACGGCCGGGGCAAAGTAGTCGTCGGTCCCGTCGGCCTTCGCCGCAAAAATCTTGCCGTAGAACCGGGGGTCGTAGTTCGGGTCGGCGATGACCTGTTCCGCGTACTCGTGCTGCTCCCAGCAAATCGTGTCGCGGCGGTCTCCGGCCGTGGTGATCGTGCAGAGCAGCGGTTCGGGTCTGGATCGGCCGGAGTACCGCAGCGCCTCGAATAGACGCCTGTCGGGCCACGCGTGCAGCTCGTCGCAAAACACAAACGAGTACGACGGGCCTTCGGCGGCACCGGCGTCGCGGGAGATCACCCGCAGATTGGAGTCGGTGGCGGCGCAGTAGATCGTCTTGCGGCTGTCGATGACTTCGAGCACCGACTTCAGTTCAGGCGACCGCTTCACCATCGCGGCCGTTTCGTCAAAGATGATCGCCGCTTGGTTGCGGTCCTTTGCGGCGATGCAACCCAACTCGCCCTGGCCCTCCATCAGAAGGTGCCAGACGGAAAGGCAGGAGAGCAGCGTACTTTTGGCATTCTTCTTGGGCACCTCTATGTACGCCAAACGATAGCGACGCTTGTTGTCGGTTCCTTGCCACCCGTAGAGCGGCTCGATCACGTCTTCGATGTGCCACTTGAGCAGGCGCATCGGATCGCCCGCACGCGCAGTCGGGGAGTCCTTCGTGTGGCAGCAGACCGCTTCGAGGAACTGCTGCACGAGCTTCGGCTGTTCGTCGTTGTACGTGAAGCCCTTGACGGCCTCACGTCGCCTTTTTTCTGGCAAGGAACGAAGCGAGCTTGCTTTCTTGCTTGGCATCCGGCTCCACCTTTAGCGACGCCCGGGCGGCTGGCGACAAGCCAAAATCCGCTTCCAGTTGCCGCAACTGCTGGGCCAGTTTGTGAGCGATCGAAACCTCTGGCCGCTGGGCGATGTACTTCACCTCGCCGCCGTCGTTGAGGATCGGGTAGGTATCGCCTTCCTTCTTCAGTTTCTCGCGCACTGCAAGCCACCACTCCCACGTGTCGCAATACCGGGCGAGCGCCTCGACATCGGCCCGGGTCATCACGCGGACGCCTTCGAGCATCGGGAGTAGTTCCCGCCAGCGAGTGGCGGCGACCTCCCCCAGGTGCGGAGGCATGACGATGCCGCTGGATGGCGGGGCGGGCTCGGCGTCATTGAGCCGCTGCTTGCCTGGATTCCCCCGCAGAATCTTCAGTTGCGTCGGGGTTGGTCTAGGCCCGCGTCTTCCCATGATTCAGCACTCCACCAGATTGAGCCTCATCTGGCCGCCGCCGAAATTGTATTTTCGGCCGTTGCATTTACGGCACAGACATTGCGAGTTCTCAAACGTGTTGCCTTTTGTCGGATCTCGCCACGACAGCGGAACAATGTGGTCGTGCTCGGCGTTCCGCTTGCTCGACTTGCGTGTTCGCTTGTTGAACCTATGTCTTCCTTTATGGCATTTAACGCCGCATTGCTGGCAGACCCAGCCATCACGCTCGCAGACGGCCTCGCGCGTGCACGCCGGGTCGAAAGGCACGCCGTAGTGCTTACATCGCTTTCGTAGCGATGTGGCCAAAGAGCTGCGGCACGCCCTCTCGACCGCCGACAGCGGAGACTGTCTGCGGGGTCGGTTCTTCCCCCAGCGATGGTCAAGGTAGCAGTCTCTGGAACAGTATTTGTTTTTGCCCTGCCACTCAAACTTGTAAGTCTTCCGCTTGAACAACCGGCCACAGCCGTGGCATTCGTTTTGCGCCGACGCGCGACCATCTTGAAAGCATTCCCAGGAACAGAACCGGCGCCCTTTCGATCTGCCGAACTTAGCCTCAAATTCCTTGCCGCACGCAACTCGTGAGCACTTCACGGTGCAGCGTCTCCTGTCGGCGAGGTGCGCGCACTCGTGGGAGCAGTATTTTTGCTGCGGCCGTGCCGTCTTGAAATCGCGGCAGCACACTAGGCACGCCTTGCTGTGTATGTACGCGGCACCTGACTCGCGTCGCTTCGTTGCGGATCGGAGCCTAGAAGCATTCCTGCATTTAGTGCACCGCTTGGTGACCGGCCCTCGCCGCACATCGACTGACAGCTTGGCTCCGCAATCTATGCAGCAGGCCCGGGATCTCGCCTCCGCTATTCGCGTGTGTATTGCCTTGCTTGCAGTGGACTGCAACTGCAACCGGCGATGTTCAGCACATCGGCCGCACCGCTGCGGCCAGTTCCTCGCCCCCGGCTTTTTGTACAAAGCGGCGTTGCAGTCTCGGCATGATCTTTCCATGCCGCCAAAATCAGCAACGTGTCAAATCGCCAGACCCACCCCCAAGGCATTACTTTCGCTCGCACGTTGACCCCAGAGCAGTTGGTTTTTCTCGTACAAGCCTTTTTGCCTCAAAACCGGCATAGGGGGTGGCGTTTGCTCAAAGTGTGGGCAGCGGCCTCGCACTCGCAAACCTATCGACTCTCGCGGTTCGTCTTCCGCTGATGGCATGACGCGCACAAGCATTGGCCATTTGATACTTCATAGCGGAGGTCCGGCCTGACCTTCACAGGGATCTTGTGGTCAGCATGAGCCTCGCCTTTGCGGCCACACACACGACCACACTCGCGACACATATACCCATCAGCCAAGAGCACAGCCTCTCGCCATGCTCGATGCTTGAGGTCGCAATAGCCGCGGACCGCAGCGTTGGGCCGCTGCTCGCCCAGGCTGAAAGCCTTGATCCTTGGAGCCTTGTAGCGTGGCACCCGCAGCGGCATGGCTAGCTCTTCCTGAGTGGCTGTCTCTTCAGCCTAGAGCCGCAGGCAGCCGGGCTTGCAGCAATGCCAGCCCATCAATGAGCAGGGCCATGATTGGTCAGGCATGACCCGCTCTCGCCGCTGTAGCGTCATTCAGGCAGACAGCCGCCGCGCGGCCTCGTCGCCCCACCGCTCCAAGTCCAGCCCGAGCATCGCCATCCGCGAGTTGGCCTGAATGTAGCGGCACATCGTCCG